CATTTTTTGATAACTTATCTTTATCTATTAAACATCCTCAAACGATGCTCCAGTTGGAGTAATGTAGAATGTTATATCGATAAATTCAAGAGCTCTTGTTGGTTTAATGTAGATTTTACCTGTTAATTGGTTTCTATCTAAGTCTTCTGTGTCACTTGAAACTGTAACTCTAAAGTCATATAAACCTCTATCTCTTCTTATTGAATCTAATATTGGATTAACCGCATTTAAGAAATCTTGTCTTACTTGTTCGTCATTTTGATCAAATAGTAATCTTACAGATACCGCTGAAATCAATTTACGAGCTTGTAGTAACAATCTTCTAACATTTATTCTATCAAGTGCTGATTGTCTTACTTGGAGTGTTTTGTTACCCCAAATAACTGTTCCTACGTCAGCAAATGTTGCAATTGGGTTAAGTCTACCAGCATATAATATATCTCTATCTTCTTGAGTTAACTTTTTACGAGCTTTTACTGAATTAACAATACCTCTAGTATAACCAGCTGCTGCGAACCAAGGGAATGCAATATTATCCGTTAAAGCTAAATTTCTAGTTACTTCAGCTGTTGCTGGAATATAAACCTGTGTATTATTAACACTATCTCTAGTTAATACCCAAGGATAGTATGTTGCGGTATAGTTTGAGTCAATTCCTGTCTCTTCTAAGTTATCAACAGCTTCTTGTGGATATATTAAACCATCTTGTTCTGTTGTTGTTGGTAAGAACATATTGTAATCAGGTGTTGTTGTTACATAAAGTGAGTCAGCTCTATCGTTTTCAACCATATCAATTGTAGCTTCAACTAAATCACTATTATTAACATAATCAATACCTGGTGTTACAAATACATTTATGTTAACCGCTTCTGGGTTATCAAATGTTCTAATACCTAATAAGTAAGCATAGTAATCTGTATTTGCATAATCTTCTAATCCATCACCAATCGCGATTTGTTTAAATGCTCCCCAACCTTTAGCAAGTGGGTATCTTGTTGATACACAAGCACCATTTAAGAATCCTTGTCTACCAAGAACAAATCTATCACCATTAGTTCTATATTCTCTATAGATATCCCATCCATCAAATCCACCATTAACCATTAATGTGAATTTTCTAGAGAATAATCTATAATATGGACTAGTAGGGTCTGTTGGTTCAGATGAGAATGGTGCGTCACCTACGTAATATTTAGGTTGACCATTACTTGTATAACCACCACTTATTGTGATTCCACTAGCGTTTTCATCCATATGGAATCCTCTTGTTTTATAAGCCCAATTCGCACCTTCTAAGTCACAAGAACTAATTGGATTTCTTTTTCCTTTATAACTTAAGAAGCTATCATCAAATCCAACACTATTAGAGAAACCTAAATAAGTTCTTCTAACGTTGTCGCCAGAACTAAGAATTGCGTCATCAGCACCACTACTTAAACCAAATGGTGGGTTATATACAACTTCACCTGGGAAATCATATTTAGTTTTATAAACCGGGAATGGTGAATTAACACCTGCGTACTCTCTAAATACATAACCATCGAAACCACAAGGAAGTGCATCAACTGGTGCATCTTCATTAAGTTCTACCATTATAAATTTAGAGTTTAGTTCATATTCACCATCTAATGTTCCAACCTTTTTACCAACAAAGTTGTTTTCAGAAGGATTCATTGAGCAGTTTGTGAATTTCTCAAGTACAACTGGATTTGAGTCAACATCATAAAAATCTCTAACTAAAATATCAAAGGTTCCATTATTAAATGATATATTCGCAATTGAAATTTTAACTTCATTGTTTGCTGAGTTACCATCAGATATTGTATAGAATCTAAATAGGTTAAATGTTTTATTACCTCTTACCTCTGATACTAGCCAAGGTGAACTTGGTGATTGATATCTATCTAAATACCATCCAATTGAATTAGGGTCTTCACTTTGCGCTGATTCTAATGCTGTTAATTCAGCACTTAATCCTCTAATATAACCTTTTCTCCATCCATAATTTAATAATGATTGGAATCTTTCTTCTAAGAATAGTGGTGTTGTTGATCTTGGTTTACCAAAGTTACTTCCACCAAATACTTTTGCAATATATTGTGAATCTGATTGTGTGAATGATGTTTCAAATGAGAAATTAGTTCCACTATCATTTGTCACATTAACAACAAATGGTAAATATGGATTTTTAAGAACATCTGAGTATTGTCCTGTCATATCCAATGTTACATTATTAATATTAGAAACTTCAAATACTGGATTGTTTTCATCACTATATGTTGCAATACCTCTAGATCTTAATGTTCCAACTACAACATCATCGTATTCTGTGAATGAAACACCAGAGTAATAATATATCTTACCAACTACAGTACCAGAGTAACATTCAACATTAACTGGAACTGTTGTAGTTGTCGTTGTTGTTGGTTCAGGTGTTACACATGGGTCTGGTGTAGGTGTTGGTGTAGGTGTAGGTGTTGTAGTAGTTGTTGTTATTGGTGTAATGTTTACTAAATCATCTACATATGTGAAGAATGAGTAACCCGAATAGTTGGTATTACCATTATTTGTAAATAATGCATAATACCAAGCGTCATTAAATGGTGATGTATAATCTTCAACATTACTAGATACTGATGGTACATTAAAGACATTGTTTTCATCTGTGAAAATTGTTGACAATGTATCATAATCATCACCCCATATAGTTCCAAAATAATTAATATTTGTTGTTGCTGCAGATGTTGGGTTTTGATTTGTGATTATATCAAAAATTTGACCTCTAATATCACTATCTAATGTTGATACTCCACCATTAAATTGTTCATACTCAGTATTTAATATACTTTCAATCTCACTTGGGAAATTATTTTCGTATGTTATTGTTGTTTCTGAGTTTGTACATCCTGTAAAAGTAACTGTAAATGTTAAAGTTATAGGTTCGTCACAAACAAATTCACAATCAACTGTTGATCCACTCGCACATTGGAACGCAACTGTTGATCCATCAACGTTTGCTTTAGTTACAATTGACCAAGATGGACCTGCGTCATATCCTGATAAACCTAAAACTCTAGTTACAAAAAGTTGATTTGATTGTTGTAAATAAGACTTTGCAATATATGCTGCCTCGTACTTTGGTATTTGTGTATTTACGAATTTTTCTGGTGAAGTACCTCCAAAATAAGTCTGAAACTCATCAAAACTTTTAATGAATATTGGTTCAAAAGCTGGACCTTTCTGGGTCTCACCAACCATTCCTAATGTTGTAACACCAACACTTTGTGCTACAAAACTAAGATCGACTTCAGAAGTATATACACCAGGTGATACGAATACTTTACTGTTGCTTGCCATAGAATTTTTT